CTTTTAAATAATATTTAGGATAAATTATAGATAATAATATAAAAAGATCATATAAATCAACATGATTTTTAATATAAAATGTATTAACATTTTCTGCATTACAACATGATTTATATATATTTATTATAGCATCTATATCTTTAGTAATAAAGTGAATATTATCTAATATATCAAAATATAGATTATTTGTATTTTGTGAATATCTTATTATATCACTAAAATTGTTTGTTTTATATATTTTTTTTATTATATCATCTATAAAAGTATCTTCATAATTATATACTTGTGAATAATTATCATTTAGATTAAGTACATTAATATTTGATATTATATTATTTATTTTTGAATCCGATTTTATGATTAAATCCATAATATTTTTTTCATCTAATGTAAAATTTTTTTTTAATAATAATTGTTTAGTGATTTTTATTAAATTATTCACTGTATAATTTATTTCTATAAATTTAGAAAAAGATAATACTTTTTTAAAAATTTTATGATTAATATTTGATGATATAAATATAATAGGATGATTTTTTTTATGAATATTTAATTTATCTAAATATGATAAAATATCATTAAGAACATTTTTATTATGTTTTAAAAATAATTCAAGATTATCAAATATAATAGCATTATGCTGAATAAATTTATTAAACATCATTGTGATATTTTTCTTTCCTAAAGATAAATTTAAAAAATCTTTAATTGAACACTTATCTTTAAAAAAATCGATATTAATATGAATGATTTTATAATTAATTAAAATACATTCTGCTAGTGAAGTTTTACCACAAGAATCTTTACCATGAATAAATAAAAATTGTTTTTTATAATCTTTATTTATCCAATTTTCTAAATCTTTTATAATCTTCTTATCAAAAAAAAAAGAATTAATATTCATTATAATTATTATAATTATATCTTTAAGCGAAATCTTCACCTCTACTAAGATTATATGAATAATTTTTTTTTTCTGGAGGTTTAGGTAAATCTAAAGGTTTAGGTAATGATTCCATATCATTTAAATATCTATTATAATTATCATAATTAATATAGATTCGTTTTAAACTAAATTCTGTTACTATATTATTTAATTCTAAAATTTCACCTTTAATTTCCTCCATTGTATTTGCAGCAGAATTACTATATTTAATATATATACCTCTCATAATTGTTAATAATTCATTATTAGATTGTTCAGATATAACTTCATTTTTTTCTTGATGAAAATAATATCTTATCATATTTTGTATATTTTGTATATTATCAACTGCAAAAAAAGTGTTACTTAATAATGTTTCATCTAATATACCTTTTAACTGACTTTGAGTGTTACAGTTCCTTAAAATTTCTGTATTAGGGCTATTAGTATACTTTACATTATCATAATAGTCATCTGAATAAGTAGTATTTTTTATATCAGATATCTGTCCATTATGTTTCCACATATTTGTATTCATTAATGTTTCTAATATATTAGGGTGCTGTTCTTGATCCATTATATAATATAAACTATATAATATTTTTATTATAATATTGTAATAATTCATCTAATTCTTCCATCCACATTGTTTTAATATCTTTATTGAATACTATATCAATATCGTCTTTAATCTTATTTAATTCATCATTTAATTCTTTAACTTTATCTAATGACATAGTATAAATAGGCATTTTAATCATATAATCATAACCATTACCCACTATATCAAAAGTAGTGACTTCACTAATAATATTACACTTAGTGTCATATAAATGGTATTCTTTATCAAATAATTGTTTCAGTAAATCATTTTTAGTACATTCAGATACATTAATAGTTTTATTAATAACTTCATTAATAAATCGTATTTTATTTTCTAGGACACATAATTTATTATTTAGATCTCTAAGAATATATTCTTTTCTTTTAATATATAATTGATATCTTACATGATAATGTTCATCTAATATTTTGTAAACAGAAGTATATTTTTTTATTTTATTATCTTTATCATAAGCATGAATATTTGTTAAACTAATTGGTGTTACTAATTTAAGTTTCTTTTCAAATTCTGTATAACCATCTTTTTCATTAAAAGTATTAGAACCATAAATAAAATCACCTGATAATTTAATCTTTATATTAATATCTTTTTCAGTAGAATAATTATCAAAATCTATTATCATATTAGATTTTTCTGATAATATAGATTCTTCTAAAAATCTAATATATTTATCTGTCCATTCACCAATGGGTAGTTCTGTTATTACTAAATTATCATCATTTAATGAATAAATACCTTTTGATAAATAATTTGTATCAGATATTTTTATGATTTTTCCTTTAAACCCTCTATAATAAGGAGCCAATGAATTATAACTACCTTCATTAAGATTATTTTTAATATTTGTAATTATATCTATAATATTATATTGAGGAATATTAGTACTCCATCCAGTTCCAATACCAACCATACCATTAACTAATACCATGGGGATAATAGGAACATAATATTCTGGTTCAACTAATAATCCATCATCGTCTATATATTTTAATAAATTTAAATCTTCTTTCCTATAGATTAAATCTGTAATAGGGTTTATCTGTGTATGAATATACCTAGAAGATGCTGCATCACCGCCACCCATAATTCTAGTACCAAATTGACCATTAGGTAGAAGTAAATTTATATTATTTGATCCGACAAAATCTTGTGCCATTGATATTATAGCACCTTGTAAAGATGCTTCACCATGATGATATGCTGCATGTTCACTAACATATCCGGATAGTTGTGCTACTCTAACTTCTGAATAAAGTTTTCTTTTAAAGCAACTATATAAAATCTTTCTCTGAGATGTTTTTAATCCATCTATACAAGATCCAATAGATCTACAATTATCTGAATTTGAAAAATGTATTAATTCTTTATTAACAAAATCATCTATATTTGTTTTCTTAATATTATAATCAAGAATAATTTCTTTATCAAACCCTTTTAACCATAATTTACGATTATCTGCTTCAGTTTTCTTAAATGCTAAAATAATAGCACTATTTGTATTATCTGTAACTGAATAATCATTTACTTTAAGTTCTCTAAAATATTGTTTTGCTTCTACAGCTGTAGATGTACCTAATCCCTTATAGTATTTAATTGTATATTTATTTGAATTATTAGTTTTTTCCTTCCATGTTTCATAATCAGTTAATGTATAAAATGGTTTAACGGTTTTCTTTAATGATACTTTAACAATAGGTGTAATCATATATGATATGAAATCGAAATTCAATAGTTCAGGCCATAAATAATGAAACATATTAATCAATAATCCCTTAATATGAAATCCATCATGGTCTTGGTCTGTCATTATCATAATTTTACCATATCTTAATGATTTAACATCTTTATATTTTTTATTACTTTCTAATCCTAAAATCTTTTTAATATTCACTATTTCAGTATTAGCATTAATTTGCTTAACATTAGCTTCTCTAACATTAAGAACTTTACCCTTTAAAGGAAATACTCCATATTTATCTCTACCAACTTCAGACAATCCAGCAATAGCCATAGATTTAGCTGAATCTCCTTCAGTAAGGATAAGTGTACATTCATGTGCTTTCTTTGTTCCAGCCCAATTAGCATCATCTAACTTAGGAACAATGATTTTATTTTTCTTTTTACCATCTGTTTTCTTTAGATCTTTATTATCATTTTTATTATTAGCATCTAATATCTTATCAATTAATTCATTATTTGAACATATTTTCTTAATAAATTTACTTGATATCACTGGTTTAGACCCAAATTTACTTGGTGCTGTAATACATCTTTCTTTAGTCTGTGAATCGAATGATGGATTTTCTATTACACAATTAATATATAATGAAATATATCTTTTAATTACTTTATCTTTAACTTCTCTTTTATGTTTTTTATTAATAAAATCAACAATACCAGTACATACTTGTTTAGCAATACATTCTACATGTGATCCACCTTTACTTGTACATATACCATTTACAAATGAAACTTGTTCAAATGTATCATTATGAGATACTGAAAATACAATATTCCATCTATCAGATACAATTTCCTGAAATTTCAAGGAATCTGAATATAAATTTACATAATCCAAGAATGATTTAATATTTATTTTGTCATTATTTAGAGTTACATTAACAGATTTATCAGTAATACCAGCAATATCATATACTCTTCTATACATTAATGATAACATATCATCTGAATATTTCTGTAAACCGAATCGTTTAAAATCACATTTCCAAGTAATCTTGGTATATGGTTTTCCTTGACATTTTTTAATAGAAGGTTTATTACATTTAGTCATATTCTTTTCCCATGTTTGAGTGTATTTTAAATTATTAATATGATCTACTGTTTCAATAGTAAATGTTTCTGAAAAGATATTTGCTAACTTAGCACCATATCCATTTTTACCGCCAACAATTCTTTTTTCACCTTTTTTATAATTAGATGATGTTAGAAGTTCACCAAATATTAATTGAGGAACATATATTTTTTCTTTTTCATGTTTTTTAACCACTATACCATTACCATCGTTTAAAATTGTTATAGAATTGTCTTCGTTAAAATTAATTTTTATATTAGATACTTGGATAATATTATTATCATCTTTATTACCTTGAAGACGGACAATCTGATCCCTAGAATTTACTAAAATCTCATTAAAGATATTAAGTAATGCTGGGATATATTCAATTTCTTTAAAGGTTATATTATCATTATCCTTAATAGGTAGAACTTCACTAATTTTATCTATACCACCAACATAAGTATCAGGGGTATCATATATATGTTGCCTTAATTCTTTTTTTTCATATTGTTCTGCCATATTAATGTATATATAGTTATTATTTTAAATAATGTAAAATCAAATTTTATTAATTATTTTCCATCCTAAATTTACATTTGAATTTCGTCATATTTTTTTTCTATGTTATATTATAAACAAATGGGAGGAGGATTAATGCAATTAGTAGCTTATGGTGCTCAAGACATCTATCTTACAGGTAACCCGCAAATCACTTTCTTTAAAGTCGTCTAT